AAATAAAAATATTAACACAATATTTTAGTTATGTACATATTTATAAATCTGGTATTGACCCATTTTCAAATCATGTAATTTATTTAATTGCTGAACAAAAAAATACTCAATTAGATGATGTTATATATGAAAATATATTAGCGCACATAAAAGATAATTCAAAAGAACTTTTTAGTAAAATCACTTATTATGATAATATTATTTATGGTTCAATTATGAAAATATTACAATATCAAATAAAATTTATGTATGTATTATTATATTATTATGAAAATATTGATGTATTATTAAATAGTATGGTTAATTTGCGCAATAAGCGTGCTGAATTAGTGCGTAAATATATTAAACATTATTATTTATAAATTCATGTTTTTTATTTTTAAATATATTTTTGCTATTTTATTTAATATAATATTATTTCACTAATAATATTTTATTTTTTCTTAAAAATTACCCCAAAAAATTTTCTCAAAAAAATTATTTCAAAAATTTCCCCAAAAATTTCTCAAAAATTTCCCCAAAAATTTCTCAAAAATTTCTCAAAAATTTCCCCAAAAATTTCCCCAAAAATTTCTCAAAAATTTCTCAAAAATTTCTCAAAAATTTCCCCAAAAATTTCTCAAAAATTTCTCAAAAATTTCTCAAAAATTTCCCCAAAAATTTCTCAAAAATTTCTCAAAAATTTCTCAAAAATTTCTCAAAAATTTCTCAAAAATTTCCCCAAAAATTTCTCAAAAATTTCTCAAAAAAATTTTTTCTCTTAATAATAAATTTTAGCTCAAACTCATCATAGTTTTATTGAAAGAATCCCCAAAATTTTCAATATTTTTATCATTTTTTCCCCCAAACTATCAAACTTTTTTTTGCGCCTATTTGATTATCAAGAAAATTTAAAAATAAATAAGTAAAAAAGATATATTGATGCTAATATTAATAAATTTAAAATTAACCAATTAAAATTTAAAAATTAAAGAAAAGTAATAATATATCCAAAAAAATCCCATATTATTTGCTCTTTAATTAGTCCTTTAATTTGTCTCCATTTATATTTTTCTTTTTTTTAGTATATTTTTTTTTAAATTATAATTTGTTTCCCGCGCGCGAGAAATCCAATTTTTTTTCGAAAAATGGCAATCCGAAAATAGCAAAAACATCAATAGAAATGAATTTATAAATTTAACTAAAATTATTATTAAAATTTGCGTATTTTTTAATTATACATCTTTTTTGCTAATTTTTAATAAATATCATAAAAATTAGTTTTTTTGTTTATATATATTCTTTTTAAAAAATAATTACTAAAAAATTGCCTTGACACTCAATTTTCGTGAAAAAAAATAGTTTTTTGGGCGTGGATTAGCTCATATTAACTCTTTATTATATTAATACCAAACATATTAAAAAGGCAAAAATATTTTCATAAAAAAATATTTTAGCATTATCACTTTTTAAATTTTAAAGAAAAATAAAAATTTTTGATCCAAAAAAAATACGTGGTTCTTTTTTTACAAAAAATAATTTATTCTTTTTTTACAAAAAATAATTTATTCTTTTTTTGCAAAAAATAATTTATTCTTTTTTTATTAAATTAATATTTTTAATTCCTAATCTTATCATACCATTTTTACTAATTTTAACAAGTGAATAATGTTTTCTCAGTTCTTGATTTAATTTACTAGTTGTTGGTACGGGTTCTATTGATGATATTGTATTTTCAAACCATAATTTAAAATGTTTATATATGGTTTGTGTAAATATATGTTCGTTGCTTTTTACAATATTATCTTTTATAAAACGCTCATAAATATCTACTTTATTGTCATTCCATTTTATATTTTTTAATGATGGTTTTAATTTATTTTCTGCTTTATAAATTTTATAATTTTCTATCAATAATAACATAAAATCTTCTTTGAATTCATTCATTTTTGTTTTTATTTCTATATTATTATTTGAAATATTTAGTAATCTAAATTTATCTTTATTGATTATTTTGTTGTTGTCTATTTTTATAATATTCTCACATGATATCAAAATATTAATTTCACCATTATTAATATTATTATAACATACTTTATCTAATTTTTTCATTTCATTATTGTTAATAATAATAAGTCTCTTATTATTTGTTTCATGAATATTTATATTTTCAGTATTATTATCAACAACACAATAATCGCCAAATGTTGCGAGTAATAATTCAATAAATTTATTTTTTGTATTTTCAATAATACATGTTAAACAAGTAATAAATTTTTCGTTACGTTGTCCTAAACAATAAGAAAAATATTTTAACATATATGTATAATTATTTTTATTTGTATTTATTTTGTCTAAAAAATTAAGTAAATTTTTGTGTCTATATGAATATTTATCACAATAATCATAATTTGTTGAATATGTAATTCGGTCTTCTGGTGTTTTAGTTCTAAATATCATTTTTTCTAAATCATAAACACCATTTTTAAATGATATTAGATTTTTATTCTCATTAAATATAAATTGATTTTTGCTGTCATAATTGTGCCCCAATTCAAAAACTATATCTGTTTTTTTCTTTGATTCTGATAATTGTTTTATTATTTCATTTATTTTTTTGATTGCTTGTTGGTTTTCTTCATAATGTTCTTTTAATTTAATAAAATATGGTTTTAATTCTTCTGTAATAAATAAGCGTATATTTTCAAGTTCTCTCCAATTTCCATTATTATCATTATAAATAAACCATTTTTTTTTATTTAACAATATTTTATTTTTGTATTTAGCACGAAATAATTCTGAAAAATAAATTGCAGCTCCATCATTCACGCATTGAAATATCAAATCATTTATTTCTTTATTATCAAATATATTTGATTCTTTTAAATAATAATCATTTATTTCATTATAAATATTTGTTATTACAAAATTATTAAAGTTATTTATTTGTGTAAGACTAAACATATTATTTTGTTGTTGTTGTGTCATAATGATATCTTTTTTATGTACTTCTCCCGCACAAATATAATCACTACATGTAATTATTGATTTTTTTGGATCTATTCTTGCGATTGTGCTATTTTTATTATGTTGTCCTTTATTGAAATAACATTCATCGCCTTCTACATGCACTTCATTATAATATTCACATCTGCAAATTTTAGCTATTTCGAATGGTTTATTATTTTTATTTATTCCATTATTATTCATTACTTCCTGTGTTGTCAATATGTTTTGTATATCATTATCTGGATTATCCTCATTTATCCAATTAATTAATATTGCCATTTGTTTTTTAACATCAATTCGTATTGTTAGACTAAATGATTTCCATTTTTCATCACTTTCATCTTGATTAAATTTTTTACTTAATTTACTGAATTCTATCCAAATATCATAACTATGACAATTTAAATTATATAAACATAAACCAACATTTATCCATTTATCATATATTTCACTTCTTTCTTTATTAAGATAATTTATGTATTTCTTTAATTTTTCTAAATCAATATACTCACATTGTTTATTGTCATAATCTCCATTTTTTTTATTTTTAATATATTCTGTCTTTTTCTTATTATTGCATAACATCTCATATATCCACTCCGGTATTATTTCTATTTTTTCGTCAATATTAATCCATTTATATGTTTTATCTCCATATTTTGTTGGTTCAACTATAACAAATTGATTTTTATTTTTGAAATCAATGCTATATTTAACTCCATCAATATTTAGTCCTGTTATTGTTGCTGGCAGTGTTTCATATTGTTTTTTATTAATTTTAAATAAATAATGTAATCCATTATTACCTGTTTTTTGTGTCATTGTTACTATATTTTTATTTTGTATTAATTCTTTCCATTTTGTCATGCCATTTTTCATTTCTTCATTATCTTCTTTATTATCAATGTCTAGTAATATTACATAATAATCATTATCAACTATTGTCCCTAATCTTAATGCCAACCCATTCATTTTATTTGTATTTGTATTATTTATAAATTGACTGTAATTTTTTTCTGTTATTTGTGAAAATTGTGGTATGAATGTAAATTGTTTTTTATTATTTGTGCTAATTAGATTAATACTAAATGGAATTAAATTTTTTGCAATGTATTTATCAATATGATAATTCATATATATTGATGTAATATTATTATCTTTTTATAAGACTTAATAATTTCTTAAAAATTAAAATTTTCTTTAATAATATTTTTCAGTTAAATACATTTTCTAATAAATATAATATTTTTTATAGCAAACATTAATATTTTATTCAATTTTTATTAAAATTATTTTTTCTTGTTCTTATTCTTATTTTTTTTCTTATTTTATGTATTAAATTTATCATATAGATGTAAATTATTTATAAAGTTATGAAATAGCATATTTATTATGAGCAACATATTCATTCTAATGATAATAGCCATCATTTTAAATTTACATAGATATAGATAGCTGCCTAAAATATACCCACAAAAAATTAAATTTATTGGGTGCTTTAATCTTTTTTATTTAATATATGAATATTTAAGATAGACGCCTAAAAAAGATAGACGCCTAAAATCAAAAGATATACGCTTGAAATATAAAAAAAGTAATAAGACAAATTAAATTATCATGTATATAATTTTATTTATTTCTTTCAAAAATTTTTCAAAAATTTCTCAAAAATTTCTCAAAAATTTCTCAAAAATTTCTCAAAAATTTCTCAAAAATTTCTCTAAAAATTTTCTGAAAATTTCTCTAAAAAATTTCTGAAAATTTCTTAAAAAATAATTTTTAGTTAAATAAAAAATTTTATTAAAACTTGATAATATTTATATCAAAAAAATAGTGAAATTTTAATAGATTTCCTTAAAAATTCCTCTAAACTCTGCATTTTTTTTGCTCATATATAAGATAAACAAAAAATCCAAATTTGCGACGCTTTCGCACTTCGCGCATTAAGTGTTCAATTAAATTTTAAAAAAGTGATAAAGCATAGTAATAGATCATGTTATATCTATAAAATCTTTGTTACGGGGGCGCACGCGAGACAGTTTTTTGAAAGATAGACGCCTGCAAATGTTATAAAAAGTATCAATATCTCATTTTTACAAAAAATAATGTATTACTTTTTGCCCTAAAATTATCTCAGAGATAGCTACCAAAAATTTGTTCAAAAAATATGTAATTTTTTACTTCTATTAATCTTTTTTATCTATTTTTAGACCCTTTTGAGATAGACGCCTGCAAAAAAAAGATAGACGCCTAATTAAAAAGTGATGATACACACGAATTTTATTTGTATATATCTTTTTTTATTAATATTTCATATTAGCACTTTTTACAATTTATATTTATAGATATAAAAAGTATTAATATAAGTAAAAATATTTTGTATATATCTTTTTTATTAATATTTCATATTAGCACTTTTTACAATATATATTTATAAATATAAAAAGTATTAATACAAGTAAAAATATTTTATATATATCTTTTTTATTAATATTTCATATTAACACTTTTTACAATTTATATGTAAAAATATAAAAAGTATTAATACAAGTAAAAATATTTTGTATATATCTTTTTTATTAATATTTCATATTAGCATTTTTTACAATATATATATTTATAAATATAAAAAGTATTAATACAAGTAAAAATATTTTGTATATATCTTTTTTATTAATATTTCATATTAGCATTTTTTATACTTAATATAATTTAAAAAATTTTGTAATTTGTTTTATTAAAAAATATAAAAATTGTCATACAATTTTTAATATTTACACAAAAATAATATTTATATCAATTTAATATTTTTTATACCTGTTGTTATTTTTCCATTAATATTAATTTTAATTTTTGCAATTTATCTATATTTTTTTATTTTATATACAAATTGACGTTGTTTAGGTATCATTTCATTTGTCATATATTGTTTAACCCATTCAACAAAACAAGCATATATTACACCTGTTTTTAAATTCATGTCTTCAACTATTGTTTTTTCATTAAAATTTCTCAAAAAATATCCCCAAAAATTTCTCAAAAAATATCCCCAAAAATTTCTCCAAAAATATCCCCAAAAATTTCTCTAAAAATTTCTCTAAAAATTTCTCTAAAAATT